GTCTGACAGACGCAGACGGGTTCTTCGTCACAACTGACGTTCCTGATGGACTGAAAATGTTCCAACGCTCGCCTATGAAAAAAGGCATGGAAGGTGATTTCGAAACTGGCAACGTGCGCTATAAAGTGCGTGAGCGTTACAGCTTCGGTTACACCGACTGGCGTGGTGTGTTCGGTTCCGAAGGCGCATAATACTTTTAACAGTATTGTAATTGAGAGGCGGTCTTCGGATCGCCTCTTTCTTTTTTATTGGACCTGATGTATCGTTCGTACAACGGGCATCATATTAGCTTTGTAGACAGGTATCCAAGCCCCCCTGACGTTGCATAGACTGCAAAGCGAATCCTTATGCAAAAGGGTACTAAAATGGCTAATACTACATTTACAGGTCCAGTGACCTCTACCAACGGCTTTATTGGTGACATCATTGTCCCAACATACACAGTTGCAAATGCACCTTCCGCTTCTACAGCAGGCGCTGGCACAATCGTGTACGTTTCAAATGGCGCAGCAGGCGCAGCGATCTTGGCTTTCTCTGACGGAACAAACTGGAAGCGTTCCGACACAGGCGCTACCATCGCAGCAGCATAAGGGGTAGGTCATGAGTAGATTTACACCCCCATCTGAAGAAGAACTTGCGGCACGGGGCATTGGCTCCACCTCAGTTCGCGCCCGAAACACGGACGGCACACTCAAAGCTGACGATCCTTCTACACCTGATGTAAATGAGGCGTGGGAAGAAGCTCCAGTTGCGAAAAAACGTGGGCGTCCAGCCAAGAAAAAGGACTAGCAAATGGCTGACATTGTATCAGTAAAAAAGCTAAGTGATAGCACACGCGAAGCAGTTTTTGCTTTCCAATATCAATACGTTGATACTGGAGACGAAAGCGCAGTCTTAAAGATTGATGTTTCCACTCTTGACCCAAATGCAAACGGACAGCCTTGTACGGCTGTACGCATCATCGAAGGTTGGTGGGTCATTAAGAGTATGACTGTTCGTATTATGGCAGATGCTGACGTGGACGTAATCTTGATGAATATTGGTGATGACGATATTGGTTATCACGATTTCTCCAAGTTCGGTGGCCTCCCATCAACACTGTCGTATGGCACAAACCCAACTGGGGATGTTCTGTTTACAACAGATGGAGCTGGGGCAGTGGGCGATTCCTATCAACTGGTTCTTAGGGTCATCAAAGAATACTAAAGGAGTAATCGGATGGCAACTTCGGGAACCGTAGCGTTTAGACCTGACATACAGGAAATAATCACTGAGGCGTTTGAGCGTTGCGGTCTTGACCCACAAGTCCAGACTGGTGATAGGGCTGTGTCCGCAAGGCGCAGCCTAAACCTCCTCTTTTCTGAGTGGGCAAATCGCGGCATTAATTACTGGGCGTTAAGTCAAAACACGCTGACACTGATAAACGGTCAGTCAACGTATACTCTGCCAGACGGCACAATCGACATCATGGATGCTGTAATCCGCGACAGCTCTGGTACAGATACGTCTGACCAGATCATAAACCGTGTATCGATCTCTGATTATAACCAGCTCCCAAACAAAACATCATCAGGCAAGCCAAGTCAGTACATGCTAGATAAGCTGTATACGCCTGTGGCTTACTTCTGGCAGGTTCCTGACCGCACAACGTATAGCATGGTGTATTGGGCTATAAATCAACTTGAGGACGTTACAGCGTCTAATCAGGACGCCGACATTCCATATCGCTGGAACGAATGCATCTGCGCTGGATTGGCAAGTAAATTGTCACTAAAGTTTGCAAATGAAAAGTTTCAGATTCTAAACGAAATGTATGAACGTGCGTTCGCCTTTGCGGCGGCTTCTGACAATGATGGTGTAAGTTTAAGGATTCAACCAACAGCGTTGAATTTATCATAATGGCGAAATACGCAACAGGAAAAAAATCCCAAGCGATAAGCGATGTAAGTGGTCTTCGGGTTCCATACCCTCAGTTGAAGACCACTTGGGATGGATTGCGTGTTTCTCCAGAAGACTTCGACCCGAAGCAGCCACAGCTAACGCCTGCAAAAAATGTAGTTGACGCGACTGCACTTCGGAATCCTCGCCCAGACACAGATCCAGAAAATGTCGTTGTATTTATCGGATACACTCAGGACTGGACGATAGATCCACGATTGCGTCCCAATGTTGGAGTAAGTGCCAATGCTAGTGTTGGTCGGTGTGAATTTGAAATCATACATACATCTCAAACAGGTGTTGGTGGCACTGCCAATGTCGGCACGGTAGAAGCTACAATACAGACAGAAATACTAGCGCAAGGCCAAGCTGGTGATGGTGAGGTTGGAACAGCACTTTCAGTTGTAGTTGTCATGGGTGTGAGCGGAAATGCTGGTGCAGGTACTGTAGGGGCTGAAGCCCTTGATATTTCTCTTGAAGAAATTGGTGTAGGTTCTACTGGCGGCGTTGGTTCTGGTGCGTTCTTGTTGGGTCCAAATCCTGCTGGCGTAGGTGGAGCCTCAAATATAGGTTCGTCAGAACTAGTAAACGTGCTGACAGTTACTGGCGTAGGCTCTATCGCAAATGTTGGAGATGCTATTGTAGAAGACCCATTTGGCTGGGGTAATGGCCCTTGGGGTCTTGGTCCTTGGGGTGACACCGCAGGAAGACCTCACCCAGTCGGGCAGAGCGCGACAGGTGGAACTGGTACAGTAACTATTATTGCGGATATGTCTGTTTATGCTACTGGATCTGGTGGGACTGTAAATGTAGGTGACGAAAGTGTAGAATTAGATTACACAGGCTTTGGAGCTAATGCATTCGGTGAAGGAACGTGGGGCCAATAATGAACTACACAACTTTAGTTGCAAATATTCAGAATTTCTTGGAAGATGATAGCTCTGAGCTACAAGCCTCTATTGATCAAATCATAGAACAGGCAGAGGTAATGATTTTCCAGCGCCTTCCAAACCTACCGTGTTTTCGCAAGACTGTCACGGCCAATATGGTCGCTGGCACTTCTGAGTATACGGTTCCTTCCGCACGAATGATCCGCCAAGTTTCCATTATATCTTCTAACGTAGCTTCTTATTTGAACCACAGGATTGATTCATATATCCGTGATTATTCGCCTAATGCGACCACGCAAGGTGTTCCAATAATGTACAGTACAAAAAATGCTGGGATCGCTGGAACTGTTGTCACGTTTGCACCAACGCCAGATTCTACGGATACATATCAAGTAGACTACATCGCTCCTGAGATGGGGTTAAGTTCAAGCAACGCAAACAATTGGATTGGCGACAACGCCGAAAATGTGCTGCTTGCCGCGTGTCTCTATGAGGCTTCAGCTTTTCTCAAGGCTGGGGAAACATTGGCTCTTTATAAGACACAATTTGACGAAGCAGTGCAACTTGCAGTACAAGAGATGCAACGCGATTACGCAGCAGAATATAACGGAGGTCTATAATGGCTATCACACAAGCAATGTGTACACAATTCAAACGAGATGTAATGCTTGGGCTGCATGATCTTGATTCTGACACAATTAAAATTGCCCTTTACACCAGTTCAGCAACGCTAAACGCGACCACAACTGCATATAGCGCCACGAATGAGATTGCTAACGGTAATGGATACACTACTGGCGGCGTGACATTGGCAAACGCCTCTGTTATCATCAACAGCACAAGTGGTTGCTTTGACTCTGACAACCCAGAATGGACATCAGCTACTTTTACAGCTCGCGGCGCTTTGATTTATAATGACACAGAAAGCGATTTTGCTATAGCTGTATTGGACTTTGGTGGAGACTTTTCAGTTGCTGGCGGAACATTTCGCATTGTTTTCCCAGCTCAAACTGCTAATACAGCAATTGTAAGGATCGACTAATATGGCTTCTACCTTTGTAAATGACCTTCGCCTCAATGAGATGGCAACTGGCGATCAGTCAGGCTCATGGGGAACAGTCACAAACACGAACCTTGAGCTAATTGGCGAGGCTTTTGGCTTCGGTACAGAAGCCATTACTACTAACGCCAACACGCACACAACAACGATTGCTGACGGCGCTACAGACGCTGGTCGATCTATGTTCCTAAAGTACACAGGGACACTCGACAGTGCATGTACGATCACAATCGGGCCAAATACTATCAGCAAGATGTGGTTCATTGAGAACGCTACTAGCGGATCTCAAAACATTATCATCTCTCAAGGTTCTGGGGCCAATGTCACAATCGCAGCGGGTCAAACCAAAGCTGTGTACAGTGACGGTGCTGGAGCTGGAGCTGCATTTGTAGATGCGTTTAATTCTTTAAGTGTTGGAACTTTGACAGGTACTACTGGTACATTCTCAGGTGCTGTTTCACTTGGTGGGATTGCTTACCCAACATCAGACGGCACAAACGGTCAAGCATTAGTAACTAACGGAAGTGGTACTGTCAGTTTTGGCAGTGCTGGTATATCAACAGGTAAAGCCATTGCTATGGCAATCGTCTTTGGATAAAGGAGGCTAGAAAATGGCTGCACCAAATATTGTAAACGTAACCACGATTATAGGCAAATCTGCCACAGTCGCGCTTGCGTCAACATCCGCAACCGCGCTGGTCAGCAATGCTGCATCAAGTGGCAAGGTCTTCAAGATCAACATGATCCAAGTGGCTAACGTCGATGGCGTAAATGCTTGTGATGTTACCGTGGATGTACACAGTGCCGCTGCTGGCGGTGGCACAGCATACTCGCTTGTAAGCACTGTATCAGTTGCTGGCGACTCATCCTTGATTGCTCTGGATAAGAACACGGCAATTTATCTTGAAGAAAATAAGTCAATCACAGCAACCGCTGGCACAGCCAACGACTTGGAAGTTATCGTTTCTTACGAAGAGATCAGCTAATGCGTACCATAGGCAACACACCTGTAGATGGTGAAGTACGGGCTG